GCGTTGCAGCATCAAGCGCGTCCGCCACAACCGGCGCCGACTCGTCGGGCTGGTCTTCGAGCGCTTCGTCTTCCCACCAGGCTTCCTGCGTGGGCTGGTCCTGAACTGCGGCAGTGTTCGCGCCGACTACGGTGGACTCATCGAGGATGTCCTCGGTCGGGTCTTCGTCGAGCCAGTCGTCTTGGATTGCCCCATTTTGTGGAGCGATGCTGTCTGCGCCTACTGAGGAAGACTCATCGGCAGCATCATCGCCAGCATCATCGCTCCAGTCCCATGCATCTGCTTGAGGCTGGTCGGCAGTAGCGTCAGCGCCAACAGGCGCCGACTCATCGACTGCATCATCGGAAACACCTTCAGCGAAGTCGGGTTCATCCTGCGTCGGCTGGTCCACCAAGATGACTGAATCAGCGCCGAGTACCGGAGCCTCAAACCACCAAGGCTCGTCATCAAGCTCGGGATCGTCATATGACTCGGTCGGTAGTGCCGGCTGGTCGTCTCCTACCGGAGCGCTTTGCTCGATGGCTTGGTCGGCTTCATCGGCAAACTCTTCGTAGACCCAGGGGTCGTCTACGACTGATGGCTGGTCATCCCCGACAGGGGCGCTCTCGAGCAACAGCTCGTCTTCGATGTCCTGGAAGTCGGGCGCATCGTCCTGCACCTGATCGGCCACAACGGCAGCATCAGGGGGGAGCGTGTCATCGCTCGGCCAGAGGTCGGCCGCATCGTCCTCGATGGACCATGGCCATGCGTCATCGGCGATCGGGTCTGCATCGAGCGAGTAGGCGTCTTGCTGCCAGTCGTCGGAGACATCATCGTCAGTGGCCCATGGCCATGGGTCATCCTGGGTAGCGTCGAACGGCGGCGCATTGGCCTGCACTGGGCCACTGGAAGACTCCGCAAGATCAGTTGTCGGATCTTCGTAGTCATCGTCCGCCGTGAATGACTCTTGCGCTAGATCGCCTGTGATTGGGGCATCGGCCAAGATGTACTGGCATGTCCCCTCAATTTCCATCGTGGGGTCGAATTCGCTTGCGTCAGCTTCCCAGTACCAACCGTCTTCGGCTGGTCTATCCGGCTCATTGAACTGCTGGTAGCCGCCATCGGAAACGACCGTTTGCCCTGGATCTTCGTCCCACTGCCACTCGCTCTCAAATGCAGCGGCTTGAGGCGCGCTTCTGGATGGCTGCGTGACCCCTTTGAATGGCCCACGGTTCTGTGGGCCAGGACGAATTGCCTTCACGGCGTGCGCCGACTAGTTCAGCGCAATCACTTCAAAGTCATGGACCTGCATTGTTTCTGCGGTTGATCCTGAGCGCAGCGCCTGCAGGCTCAGAACGTTGCCCGCGACGGTCAGGTCAACAGCGCCAGACACAACCGGAGCTGAGGCCGGGATCAAGAACACTCTCGCAGCGATGACGGCAGACTCGAATGTCGCCTTGCCTGTCACGAACAGGCCGCCTGTTGCGCCAGGAGTGCGGCAGTGAATCGTGAGCTCGGACTCCCAAGAGATATTGGTCTGACTGGCCACCAGAGTTTGCGCCGCAGAGGCCGCGAGCGACACACCGTTGGCATCGGCACCAGTGCCATACAGCAGGGCCAATGTCAGGTTGCCCGGAGTCGCGCCGGTGGTGATACGACCGAATGCACGGATCTTGACCTTCTTACCTGCCCACCAGTAATCCTTGCCCATCGCGGGCAAGTTCGCGATTGGGTACAGCGCTTTGTTGGTCGCTGCAAGGGTGACTGCGGGAACGTCTGCGATGATAAAAGGCGCCCGAAGGTCGCAGAAAAATTGGCCGTCCATGTGGGGCTCCTTTGGGGGTCAGAAGTAGAGGTCGCTGCTTTGAGTGTAGGAGGGCAGTTGTGCAATAGCTGCGGGGGCAATGGCGAGGGTGTAGGTGATCCAGGCTCGGTCCGAGCCTGAGGTGGTGACGAACACTGCTGTTCCAGTAGTCCCAATGCTGGCCTGCATTTGGTATGCCGCACGTACTGCTGGGTCGCCACCGCTCGCGCCTGCATTCGCAGTGGTGAAACCGATAGGCGTGTGGCCTGCTGGGTCGCTCATTGTTGCGGCCTGCTCGACGCCGCACAAACGAATGACCATCGTATTCGGGACAGTCGTCGATACCGCGGGGCATGTCATTGCAGTCAAGCTGCCGCTTGTAGCGGTGCCTGGAGCGCTTGCAATGTTGATCGGTGTGGTTGGGCTTGCGCCGCCCAGGCGGAATACCAGGGCCGAACACTCTCCGCTCGCCCATGTGAAGGCTTGCGTCGCTCCCTCGGTTCCCGTTGCAGCCCGAACGAAGAGCGCAGTGTCGTTTGTGCCGAATCCGTCTATCGACTCGGTGACACCCGGTGACCATCCGGCAGGAGCACCAGTAGAAACTGATCCACCAGTGTTGTTGAGCAGGGCACAGAGAAGTTCGCCTGCGACGATGCCTGCAGGCATACCGACTGCACCACCAGTCGTGGCGGTGCCAAACGACGTTGACGCAGCCGTCCCATTGAGTGTGACGGCCATATCTAGGCTGCTATTTCAATCGGCACAGGGTGGCCCATGTTTGGACCACCCCGCTGCGGATTACAGCTCGGCGATTTGCATGTTGCCGGTGACGACCGAGGTGCCGCTGATCGTGTACAGCGCGATCGAGCCGGCCGCGACGTTGCCGCCAGGCACGACCAGTGCGTTGTTCAGGTTCGGGTTGCAGCGCCAGAAGACACGCTGGCCGTTCGCGTTGATCGGGACGTTCTTCAGCAGCGTGCCCTTGATCGGCTGGGTCGAGTAGCTGGCGAAGGCTGTTCCGGTGAAGGCCGGAATCGAGGTGTTGGCATCGACGGAGACCGGAGTGACGGCGCCGCCGCCCGTGGTACCTGCCGTACCCACACGGTAGATGCCGAACTCGTTCGCGCCCGAGCTGGTGCCCATGCCTTGCGCTTCGTACTCCAGCACCAGGAATGAGCGCGTGGCGCCCGAGATGATCGTGAAGATCGGGATCAGCAGCGTGGCTTCGAGCGTGCCGGAAAAGCGTGCATTGTAGATTTGCATGGTGGAAAACTCCTAGATGGACCCGGACTGAGCCGGAGGGGTGGAAGCGCTCAGTGCGCGGGGAAGGAACTCTGTGCGGGGTGCGTGAAGAAATCGCGCTTGCTCGCGCGCTCGTAGATTTCCAGGTGCCCGCCGTCGCCACCGGACAGCTCGGCGTAGACCTCGATGGCGTCGCCGTCATCGGACTTGAACCAGTGCTTCAACGCCGAGTAGGGGAACTGCTCGGCGATCGCGCGGCGGTTGCCCAAGGCCGGATCGATCTTGGAGACCACGCGGCACATGGGATCGACGCCTTCAGGCATCTTGCTGGGGTCGGGACGGATGACCATGAGCACGCCGGCCCAGGTCGCATTGGGGTCTCTCTGGATGTTCATTGAATCCTCGCGTAAGTGACGCCGACGAAGGTAATTACGCCATCCGCATCATATTTCGGTGTGAAGCTCTGGGGAACCAAGCCATCCGAGCTGCTTTCCTTCAGGCCGGAAATGGTCTCGAGCATGGTCGCGAGCTGGCGCATGAACCGCTCTTCCTGGGCTGCGAGCATTTTCTCGACATCGGCGAGGCTGAAGGACTGCGCCGGCGCAGCGGTTGCAGGAGTATTAAGCGGAACGGGGGGCGGCGGCGCAGCGGCGGCGCGCGCCGGCGTCACGGTGCGAGGTAGAGCGACCTGGGCGCGCTCGGTGTTGAACGGGCGACCGTCGATGTGCAGCTCCGAGCCGGTGGCCAGCGCATGCCGGCGCAACTGCTCTTCAGTCATCGGCTTCATGAGTGGGCTCCGATGCAGGTTTTCAGCTCTTCCAGGGCTTTCAGGCGGGTGTCGAGCGCCTGCATGGCCTTACGGGCGTCGGACTTCAGGCTCGCGGTGCGCGTGGTGCCGGCGATCGGCACGGTGCGCGTCACGGTGCGGCCGGTGAAGGCGGCGTAGTCCTGGGCGAAGGCCTGGGCGTCGGTGAGGTCCTTCGGCTTGGCGTCCAGCTCGGCCTGCCGCCGCTTGTCGCGCACGACAGCCGGGTCGTTCTCGTCGTAGAGGTGATCCTCGATCGCATCGCCGCGCTTGGCGCCGTTCTTCACCGCGGTCAGGATCTGGTTGCGGATCGGCGAAGAGTCGGCCGAAACGTCGATTTGCCTTGAAATGCCCGACTCGATGACGCTCTGCAGGCGCGGCATCAGGTTCTTCTTGGCCGCCGCGCCCAGGATGTGGATTGCCTTGGGCTTGGCATCGCGCAGGAACTGGGTCAGCTCTTCGGGAGTGACCGCCTTCTCGTTCGAGGGGATGCCGGCGATGAAGTTGTCCGTTCCAAGCAGCTCGACCACCTTGGCATAGGCCTCGGCCATCGACAGCTCGCCCTTCTGGATCGGGATGATGAGCTGCGCCAGGTTGGCCTTGGCCTCGGCCTTGATCCAGGCGCGGTGCTTGGCGATCAGGTCGAGGGAGGCTTGCTGGTCGCCGACGACATCGGGCATGACCAGCATGGGCCGGATGTAGTCGGTGTCCTCGGCCTTGTTCGCCTCGTCGATTGCGCTGGTGATGTCATCGTACTTGGCCAGGATGGCGTCGAAGTCCATCGCCTTGAACTGGCCGACCTTTAGGCCGCGGCGGAAGGCGCCGAAAGCGCCGGAGTCGACAAACACCGCGGCATGGTGGTGCACGATCGCCGTTGCGAGCGCCTCGATGGCCGGGCCAGAGAGCTCGCCGACATCGACGCCGACTCCAGACAGGTCCAGGCCTCCAGTCGCGCGGCCCGAGGCGATTAGGTCGCTGATACGCGACATGCCCGAGGCGAAGCGGCGCGTCTTCTTGTAGAGCGCAACGGTCTCGCCAGTATCGAACAGGTCGCCTTCTGGCCCCATGGCTTTCACACCTGAATCCGGCTGCGCGGCGGCGGCTGGCGCCGGTGCTGGCTCTGCTTTCACTTCCAGGGCTGCAGTCAGCTTCTTCAGGTCGGCCTTTTTCAGCTCCATCGTGCCGAGCTGGCGCAGCACATCGGTGCGCAGAGTGTCAACCGGCAGGTTGGCTTTCTTGGCCCATGCGATCAGCGCGGGCAGCACCTCGGCGGCGTCGAAGTCATCTTCGCGCACGTCATTGGCCATCTGCGCGGCCAGGTCTTCGGAGTTGCTGTGCAGCTCGGCCAGTGCACGGTCCTCGGCGCGCAGCCCGCGCTTGTCTTGCGGGCCGCGTGCCTTCTCGTCGAAGTGCATGCCCTCGACGGCTTTGGCGGCGGCATCGGTCTTACCCCAGCCCCATGCGCGATCGGGACCGGCCGGGCCCTTGGTGATGGTGACCGGGCTGTCAGCGCTCTTGCTCTTGATGACCCAGGTCTGGCCCTTCTCGCCGACCTTGGTTTCAGCCAGCCACGTGCGGGATTCATGCTCGGTGCCGCGGTGGTGCACCAGAGTTTCGCCACGTTGAAGCGCTTCGTGCGCTTCGGCGGCGGTGGCGGGCTGGTCTGTCTCGCCAGCCTTCGGGGCTACTTCTTGCGGCGCGGCGGCGGGCTTACCTTCTTCGCCGCCTCCTGCACGCTGTACGCGATCGCCACTGCCTGCTTCTGGGGCTTGCCGGCCTTGATTTCCGTCTTGATGTTCGCCTTGAACGCTTGCGGGCTGGCTGACTTCTTGAGCGGCATGGGGGGCTCCGGTGGGCTTGGCCTCAGGGGTTGAGGCCTTGCCAGTGCCTGGAGTTTCCCCTGTTCCTGTGTTCGAAGCGGTACTGCTGCTCCCGGCCGCGGTGGTGGCATGGGTCTGGAAATACTTGGTGCGCCGGCCGAAGGCGCCCGACTTCTTCACGGCATCCAGGGCCTGTGCGTCGGTGGCGTTGCCGGGGATCTTCACCGGGTCGCCGCTCTCAAAGTCTACGACCTCGTGCCCGGCATGCCAAGGCGTCAGCGTGCCGTCCTTGTTCGAGCGCAGCTCCAGCGGCCGGGCGCTGCTCGGCATCGTGCCGATCTGCGCGATGACGCGCGGGCCTACTGCTCCCGGTGCTTCGGCATTTTCTCGAACAGGTCCAGGCGCTCCGCTGCTGGCCACAGGTTTTCCGGGAGCGTTCTCTCCTGGTTTTCCGGTGTCAGCAGCCACTCGTCCCACAGTTGGCTCGCTTCCGCCTGGCTCACCACTCCGGCCAGCAGGGCTTGGAGCAGGTTCGGCGGGAGCTGTGCGTAGGTCAGGCTGTGCGGATTCATCAGCGGCATTCTGCGCCAGCTCGGTGCGGACAACCCATCCACCTTGCACTCTGACAACTTCACCGGCGCCTTCGCGCGTGGCGCGCGCAGCAGCGCTGCCGCGGGTTCCGTAGGGCTGGCCGTCACCGGTGGTCAGGTCGGAGTCCTGCTGCGGGTGCACTGGCTCGCTCGGTTCACTGAGTCCGCTCAGATCCTCTTCCGGTGCGGCCGGCGCGCCGGATGTTTCACGTGAAGCAGCTGCTTCAGCGTTCGATTTCGCCAGTTCCTTGATCTTGGCATCGATTTCTTTCGGGTCTTCGATCGGGCCGGCGGTCAAGGTCGCTGTGGCGTGCTGTCCAACCGGGCTGGCCACTAGCCCCCGCTTCTGGAATGCATCTGTGAGTCGAGCCAGGAAGGGGCCGACATCGGCCGCTGGCATGGACTTGGCAGTCTCGACGGCGCGCGCTTCCGCATCCGGGTCGAGTCCGTACTGCGCGGCCAGCGCCTGGAAAACGCCAATGGTCTTGCTGCGCTGCTTGTCTGGGCTATCGGTCGAAAGCGGCGGGGCGACATGGAAGCCTTGCTGTGCTGCCACCTCGTAGGCGGTCGGCTGGCGGCCGGCATCGTAGGTGTTGCGCAGCTGCTGCTCGTCCATCGCCGCCGCGGTGTGTTGGGCATGTTCGCGCGCTTCGGTCGCGTCTTGCAGCCCGATGCGGATGGCGCGCTCCTGCATCTTCTTGCTGATGTGCCCGGTTCCACCCGCCACTGCCGTCATGATCGCGGTCTGCTTCACCACGTCGATCATGTCGCTCAAGTATTCATCGAACGTGAGGTTAGGCTTGCCACCGGCCGGGCCGAACTTGTCGTACAGACTCTCCATCGTCTGCGTCAAGCCTTCCCCACCCTGCTCCTTCAGGCCTTCTTTGAGCCCTTCTTTGAGCGCTGAATGCACTGCGGCCTTGGGGCCTAATCCTTGTGCAAGGATTCCTTTGAATGCCAAGCGCCCAAGGCTTGGCATAGATATCTTTTCACCGATGAGTTCAGATGCGAAATACGTTGCAGCAGCGGTAGCTGCATCACCGGTGCTGAATCCAGCATTTCTAGCTTCGGAATATTTGTCACCACCAGCTTGTGCGCTTCCAAGAATCAGCGCGCCCGCCTCTCCAGCAAATCCAGCCCCGAGAAGTGCCGTTCCAAGCGAGGCAAAAGCGCCCTGAATGTTGTGATCGCCGTTTGGGTTATCCAACGAATGAATTACTTCTGATCCATTGTCGGAGGCCCCTTTCGCAATGGAGGCAAAGTCTTTGGCATTCGTGGCGTCTGCGCCCATGCGCAACAAATCCCATGCCGTTTTGGCCGCTATGGGACCAATCTGTCGAAGCCCAGCTTGGGCGTCTCTGATCGTGTCGACGATGTGAAACAGCGGGTCTTGAATGAAGGATGGCTGGGAGTCTCGAACTGCCTTCTGGGCTTTCGCTTCGGCGTTCGCCGCAGTCTCATCTGCCGCCCATCTGCTGACGTTCTGATTCGTCTTTTCTTGACCTAGACCCATTGCCAAGCTGCGCCGAGCCGCGATTGCTTGGGGCTGGGTGTTGTCCAGGATATCGCCATAGGTCGGCGTCGTGTCGGGGAATCTCACCGGGGCCGGTGGAGCGCCAGGGGAACCTGGGGCTGCTGGCGCCTGCGGCATCCCGACAAGTTGTTTTGCCAGCGCGTCGTCTTGCGGGTTGGTGGCAGCGTTCTCGCGCGTCACCTGCGCCAGTAGGGCCTGGGCCGCGCGCCCACGCACGTTGTTGTCTTGCGCCATCTCGCGCAGGATCGGCAACCGCTGGGCCTCTGGCATTTGCCCGAAGTCGGCGCGCATCTTGTCGATGTACACCGGGTTGAGCATCGCGTCGTCCGGCGCGGCGCGGGCATTGTCCAGCACCGATGTCTGCTTGAGGTCGGGTGGTTCCAGAGCGAGTTTCGTGTCGCCGCCAACGAACGGTGTGACGGCGCGCATCGTGCCACGCCGAGCCTGCGGGCTGGCCCATGGCTGCGCGGGCGTGAGGCCAACAGACTCTGGCGCTGGCGATGCGCTCGAATCATCCGCTGCTACACCGCCCAGCCCTTCATCGAACGACTGGACTGGGGCCATTTGCTTGGACTGAGATGCGCGCTGCATCTCATCGGCCGTTGGCCCACCCTGCGCGCTGCGCCCGCCTTGAACGTTGGAGGGCTGAACCCCGGCCGGCAGGGAGCGCCGGTGGTAGCCGGCGGCGGTCTCGAACTGCGCCCGGGTAGCGTCGAGCTGGTCGGGTGCGACGTTCGGCGCCACCACCCTCTCGAAGTAGGCTGATCGAACGGTGTCCTTGTCGTCGTCGGAGAGCGCCGCGAAGTCGGGCGAGCTCGAAACGTCTGACCACTTCTTGACCATGCGTCAGAACCCGAATTTCTTGGCCGCGGCATCCCGCGTCAGGCCGCCCGGCTTCCCGGCAGGCTTGGGCGGCGGAAGGCCAGGATTGGCCGTTGGGTCTGGTGTGGCATCCAGGCTGTCGGCTTGAGCCTTGCGTGCGTCGATGCGATCGGTGATCGCCTGGAGCCGGCCGGCCAGCCGCTTGTGCTCGGCAGCGGTTGCCGGGTCTCTGCGGACTGCGCCGCTGGCATTCTCGATGCGCTTGTCGAACGCGGAAAGATCCGCGCGCGCATTCGACTCGTCGGTGCTGTCGGCCTTGTTCTGGTCGCGCAGCTCCATCGCTTTCTGCTTCCGCTCGGCCAAACTGTCCCCAGGTTTTCCACTGCCCCCGCCGCCCAGGCCGGAACCGGTGTACTTCCCGGGCTTGATACCAGAGACAACCGCGATCTTTGCAGCCTTTTTTTCTGCTGCGCTCAAGGTGTCATCGGCCTCGATCGCATCGAGCTTGGACTGCATCTGTGTGGACTGTGGGCCATTTGCCTGACGATTGGCGAAAGAGGCCTTCAACTTGGCTCCATCCTCTTCGCTCATGACGCCTTGCGCCACTTGATCGTCGATGGACTTGGCATAGATGTTCAGTTTGTCGGCGGGGTTGATCCTCGGGTTTCCCTGAATCACTCGGCTGCTCGAAACCTCACCACTCGGGCTCGTTGTTTCTTCAAGCACAGAAGAGCCGGCCGGCATCACAGTGCGCGTCACGGTACGCTTGGCTGGCATGATGCCCAACGTCGCATTCAGGTAGTCGTCCGGGGTCTGGCCCGGGTTGGCGTAGGCGCCCTGGAGCTTCTGCTGCGCCTCGGGCGTGTTCAACAGGTCGGCCAGGTGCAGGTTGTGCCCGATGAAGTCCAAACCGTCCTTCATGCTGAAGCGCATGACCTTGGCATCGGGCGAGCTGGTGCGGTCTTCAGTCACCGGTGCGAAGTAGTGGCCGGTTGCACCAGCCGGCGCACCCTGAGCCTCATCGCTTGTGATGGTTGGGTGCGCGAGGTCTCCGCTGTCGGCACGCTCCTTGCCATCGTTGACCCAGACCTTGAGCATGGGGATGTAGTGCGGGTCATCCTTCGGGCTGTTCGGGTCCAGGTGCAGGTCGGCGATCTGGGCGCCGACGATCTTCCCGCCGTGCGGGCTGGGCTGGCCAATGATTCGCTCGATGCTGGGCTTTTGCAGGAAGTTCAGGCCGGCTACAGCCGCCTTGGTGTCGCCTGACTGCACCCCCTGAATGACCTGCTGCCCGGCCTGTTCGATCGGTGACGGGCTTCCATCTTCGCCGCGCTGGAAGTCGCCGAGGGGACGCTGCACCCCCTGCACAACGGTGTTCGCAAAGTCGGTGTCCGACATGCTGGACGGGTCGAGCGACCCGTCCGCGAGTTTTTGCTGCGCCTGGGCGTATTGCTGGGTCAGCGCGTCGAGGTCGGCGCCGCCATAAGTCGCGCGGGCCTTCGAGATGGTCGCTTGATTGTTGCGCACCGCCGCGGCGAGCACGGCCTTGCGCTCAGGGGTTGGCTGCGTTCCCAGAACTTGGTGGGTCGCGAGCTCACGCTGAATGTCGGCGTTGCTCTGCGTCGCGGCATTGATCGAGTCCGAAGTGTCCTGTCGCGTGTTCTGGCGCTCGAGCTGATCCGCCTGCGCCTGGTCAAGACGGTCCTGGCGCTCGTTGTTGCGAGCCTGCTGCTCCTGCTGGCGCCGCTGGTTGACGACATCCATCCCCAGGCGGAAGCCTGACTCCAGGCCTGTTGCTGCGGCTTCACCGACTGATCGTGCCATGGTCCTGCCCTCAGAAATACTTGCCGGCGATCGCGCCGATTGCGCCACCGATCAGCGCGCCCCATGGGCCGCCAGCGCTGCCGTACTGCGCACCGATGGCCATGCCAGCACCGGCGCCAACCGTCGAGCCGAGTTGCGAATTCCCGGCCTTGCGCTCGGCCTCGATCTGCTGGTTCTCGATGTTGCGCTTCTGCTCTTCGGCCGCGGCGTCGCCGAGCTGGCGAATCGCCTGCTTCTGCTGGCCAGGACCGATGCCGAGCAGGCTGTCGCCGCCCATGCTGTTGGTGTTCCCGCCCGAACCAGTGCCCAGGCCGTAGGTGCCGATGGTCATTTCACTGCTCCCAGCCCGAGGGCGTTGATACGGGGGCTCGGGTTGCCGATGATGGTCTGCTGGCGGGCGATGGTCTGATCGCGAGCGCTGTTCTGACCCTGGACATCGGCGGCCGAGCGTGCGAGCTTGCTGGTGCGGTCGGACACGGCCTGCTCTTCTGGCGTCAGGGTCAAGCCCAGGCCGGAGAGGCGGCGCTGATTCGCGCCAGCCTGGCGGTCGAAGGCATCGTTCACGTCGCTTCCGGCTTCGGTCATCGCGTTGCTGACTACAGTGGGGTCCGTCGCGTACTGGATCAGCTTGTTTTCCTGCGGGACGCCGATCTGCGTCAGGTAGTCGTTCCACTGCTGCCGCGTGATTGCGGCATAGGTGTCGCTGGCGCTGGTGGTCGAGCCGCTGCTCGAAGATCCGTTCAACCCGAGATTGCCGCGGGTGTAGTCGCGACCGATCTTGTCCAACGGCTCGTTGTTGATGATGCTGGCGAGACTCATCGGCCACCTCTCAGGCTGTTGGGGAGCGTTGTTCCTCGGTAGTCGTCAGTGTTGGCTGGCGGTGGTGTCGTGGCTCCTGTCGGGTTCCACAGGCCTGCGCCGGTGCCGATGATCTTCCCGGCCAGCCCAACATCACCCATTTGGCTTTCCAGGGAATTCTGGGCATCGGCCTTGGCCTGCGCGCCGCTCATCTGGGCCTGACGCTGCATGCCCTCGATCGCAGTGGCTTTCTCGCCGCGCCCGATCGCAGCGACTGCGCCCAGGCCTTGAATCGTCGAGTCGCTGACTGCCTGATCGGCGCCAACGGCACCCAGACCGGCCGAGGTCGCCTGATCGTTGCCCATGCCGGTGATCGCCAGCTTCTGCTTCGAAGTGCCAAGGTTTCCGCTCGCCGCTGTCATCCCGGTGGCTGCTTCGTTGGCGCCGCCGAACTGTGCAGCGGTGTCGGTGGTGGCTAGCGAGGTTGCGTGGCGGCGCTGGTACGAGTCGGGAGCGCCTGCTGCCTCGGTGTTGGCAGCGAAACGCTTGATGAACGGCGCCCAGCGCGTGTGGAAGTCGGCCAGCTGCTGCGCACCGATGTCTGCATTCGCGCGCTGCGCCTCGGTCTCCTGGACTTGATTGCTGCCCTTCTTGCCCATCAGGTGTTCCTCACGAAAAACTCGCCTTGAAGCGCCCATTCTGGGCCGAGCATTCGCCCCCAGCCTGTTCGGTAGGTCTCGAATGCCAGCTCATCAGCATGGAGGTCCCGCGCAATTTTCAGCATGGACGGCTCTTGCCTGATGAATGCGCCTGGTGATCCCGTAGACACCGCGAGCAGCACATTGCAGCGCATTTTCCCACTTTCGAGCCTCACAAGGCCAAGGACAATGAAGCCGTCCCGGTTGGCCATGCAAAGTGCACGTCCCGCCGAGATGTCGTCGCGGATCGACTGAAGCGATGTCGTTCGCATCCACCGCGCGGCCCGCGGCGCGAGCATCGACCACAGCACCTCGAAGTCTTCGAAGAGGAAGTCGGTGCCCGCGATGCCGTTCACAGAAGCTCCCACAGCTCAGTGTCGAGCTGATCGGCCAGGAATGGGTACCAGGGTTCCTGCGAGATCGGAATCACGAGGTCAAGGCTACCGATCGAGAAGATCGGGCTTCCATCATGCCCATCTGCGTACTGGATCAGGATGCCGCCAGCACCTGCAATGAGGGTTCGGGTGATGAGGGCACCATCTTTGAGTACGACGAACCCATTGGGCTGGCCAAGAAGCGCAGTGAGCGCGGCGACATCCGGCGCCGTGTTCAGCACCTTGACCTGCTTGGAGAGCTGCGAGACTTGACTCTGCAAGTCGGCCAGCGTTTGAACGGTCGTGTTGGCGCCGATCAGCCGGAGCAGGCGGGCCAGCTCAGCTTCGTCAATCTGGAACCGCGCGCGGATGTTGTCGATGGCCTGCTGGACCGCTGCCAGCTCGAGCTGGCGCGGTGTCGGGATTGCCGGGCTTCCAATGCCGCCAGTAGCCATCAGGTCATCTCGTCAACGCTGGTAGCGACCTGGATGCTTCGAACGCTCGAAGTTCCGATCAGCTCCATCTCGAAGGAGTCACCCGATGTGGACTCAGGGATGCGGAATGGAAGGTTGCTAGTGATGACGCGCTGGTGGAACTGCACCTTGTCCGAGATGAACCGTGCGATGACGTTCGTGAAGTCGTTGGCCTCGACCTTGGCGAAGTGGTAGGTCATCGAGTAGGGAACGAGGTTTAGCTTCCCGCGCCACCGATACGCCATCTTGTTCGTCGCGTGCGCGTTGAATTCGTAGATCGTTGTCGTGCTGGCAACGACTGCCGTGCTGGCGATGGGCAGCGCACCATCGGTGGGCTCGCTGTTCACGTCGAGCACAAGGTAGAGCGCATCGCGGATCGGGTTCACGTGCGCAGCGATCGCGTGGTAGGCCAGGCTCATCAGGCCGAAGCCCGACTGCTTGGCGTCATAGGCATACCCGGCGTTCGGGCTGGCTCCGGTGAACCAGAAGTGCAGCACCCCATCGTGCACGGCCGCGATGATCGAGGTCGGGTCGAGGGCCTTCCACTGGTCCTTGGTGAAGATCAACTCGGTCGCGTTCTTCACGTTGCCTGCGGACCCCTGACAGACTTGGTATCCATCTGGGGAGGCAAACATGACGCCATAGCCGTCCAGGTAGGTCATGCTTTGCTTCGATGTGCAGGACTGAGGCTCACCCGGCTTGCTCATCGAGTAGTTAGCTGGGTCGTTGCCCGTGCACGTGTAGACGAAGCTCTTGGTGCCGATGACGATGGTGTTATCGATGTTCGCAATTGCGACGATGTCGGTGTCGGTGGTCCTGCGGTAGCTAAGGGGCCACGCAAATGGGTAGCCGGCGACCGACAGGCAGAGCTGGTTGCGGAAAAACCCGGCCATGATGCCATTCGGGAGGTGGATGATGCCCTCCATGATTGGGCTGGGCAGATCCCACAGCTCGGTCTGCAACACATCGGGGCCGACCTTGTTGTCTGGGAGCGTGTCGACGTAGACGGCCTCGGCGAGCGGTCGCTCGGCGACGAACAGCAGCGCCGTTCCTGTGGCACCCGTCACCTCGCGGTAGATTCGCTTCGTCGTGATGCCGTAGAGGGGGTCTGTTCCGACTGGAGCGGTCGTCGGAGTGGTCACGCTGACCGAAACGCCATCGGGTCGCAGGATCGTCGAGCTCGGATCGCTTGGGGCCGACTCCCAGCCCAGGTCATTGACGAAAGTGTAGACATAGGCGGTCGCGGTGTTGACCGGCACATAGCCTGCCGATCCGCTCGCAGTCACGTGGTAGGCCGAATAGTAGGTGCGGCCGTATGGCGTCAGGTCGTTGTTCACGCCATCGCCGAAGCCGCACATATCTCCATCATCGAAGTTCCCTGTCGCGGTCACAGTGCCGAGGACAGTCGTCCCGTTGAGCACGGTCGCAATGACAGTCTTGGTCGCGTCGGCGTTCAGCGTGACCTGCACCCTCATGATGTTGTTGACCAGCGGCGCGACGCCTGGGCATGCAACCGAAGCGATCAACGCGCGGCCGTATAGGAAGCCCCAATTCGCCGTCTTGTGGATGCCCAGCACGCCGTTGCCGTAGTTCACGCCGACCCCGGCGCCAGCACTCGTGGCGCACACGATCATGCTGGCTTGACCTTCGAGCGAATAGTCGCCGGCGATCAGGAAATTGCACGTGGCGCTGAAGGCGGTAACTCCAGAGACACCGAAGTTCCGATAGGCCCAGGCCTCCTGCCCGGGGTTCCGGTTCTCATCGAAGGTCACTCGGTATGAGCCGGTGTCCTGCTCGATGTAGGCAGAGGTCGTGCCGTAGAGGTTGGTGTTTTTGATCCACTTCGTGGAGAGCGATGCGTTGTCGTCGAGCGTGTCGATCGAAAACGTGGTCGGGGTCGAATCGACGCCAGGCGCAACACCTGGGGCGCTCACTGGCGCCGGCACACCGAGCGGTCGAGTTGCTACTGGGTAGGGTTCAGCGCCGGTTGTCGCGAGTGCATAGGTCGTGAAACGCGGGGTCGTGTAGAGCGCCGGGCACGTCAGGAAGGTCAGGTAGCTTGTGTCTCCTGCGATCAAGCCTCGCGCTACATCGACCTGTTGGGTCCAGGAAAGCCACTTGTCGTTGAGCAGGTAGATCGTCTTCGCCGGCCCAGCTGCGAGTACCTTGGTGCTGAGGAACTGCTTCCAGGGCTCGAGGTCACCTGTCTGCATGCGCGCATTGAGCGCGGCCTGGGCCGATGTGTCGGGCAGGTTGCGTGCTGAGATGCGTGGCGCCTCGCCGCGGAAGGTTTCGATGTCCAGCTTCATGCCGAGGCCTCAGAAGGTAGGCCAAGGGGCCGTAGGAATGGCGATTGGACTGACTCCACGCTTCACGCGGTACTGCGCGATGTAGTGCTGCGTGACGAATCCCTGGTTGGTGCAGAACACGTAGGCGCCATTCAGCGTGGTGTCGTCCATGTTTCCGGCGAAGTTTGCCGTTCCCACAGCGACCCCATTGATTGCCAAGGTGAAAGTCGAGCCGTTGCGGATGAACTGAATGAAGTCCCACGCACCGCGGTTCAGAAGGACACCGGTGTTCATCTGGAAGCCCCATGCGCCAGGAGAGCTGATGCTGTTGAACGCACCCCATGCGCTCCAATGTGTTGCATCGGCGAGTCCGGTTCCCAGCAGCAGTGGAGTCGAAGAGCCCTCCGTGATGATGGTCGGCTGGTGGCTGCTGGCGCCTGGCGATGTATCGACCCACTGGAAGAACTCGATGCTGAAATTGCGCGAGTCCAGCGTCAGAGGGTCGATGAATCCCCCACCGTAGCCATACTGAACGCTCAAGCCAGCCGATGGGCCCGAAGGCGGGATCTTGAGCACTGGCTGCCCGAAGAGCAGATGGTCTGTCGAGACCGAGATGTTGGCCACACCACCACCACCGATGATGTTCCGGTTGTGGGGCGACAGATCCTTGGTCGTCGAGTTGCCCGACATCAGCAGAAGCACATCGCTGAAGGTCGGGTCGTTCCCGTTTCTCTTGACCGTCACCACATGCGAGTTTTCTCCGACACCACGAGTCGCAAGAAGCCCAGAGCCAGTGATGTCAACGACTTGAATGCCGCGGTCACCAAGTGGTACACCGGCATTGCGCATCTCGAGGTACTTCGGAAACGCTGACGCTGCACCCTTCGGGTATGTGGACTTGGGGGTGATGGAGAAGGTCATGCGATCGCCAACGTCACTTTGTTGGCGTCAACACCCGTCCCGCGCGTAAAGGTGAAGCCGACCCCGACGATGTCGAGCACCGTCGCATCGGGGCCGCCAAGATTCACGCCATTGAAGCGGAACTGGATGTACTGCGGCATGTCGCCGGGCGCGACAGGGGGCAGGCCTTGAACGGCAGGAGCAATCGAAAAGGTGGTGTCGATCGACATGGTTCAGATGCTCTGTTTCTTCGTGCGGACCATGAAAGAGCGCGGGCCGACCGCACCGCTCGGGAGCGCTCCTGCGTTGTATCCAGCATGTGCATCGCTGGTCGCACTGTTGATTGCAGCCTGGAATCTGGCTTCTCGAAGCGCTGCCTCGGTCTTGTCGATCCAGGGGTTTCCAGGCAGCTTGAGCAGGTAGCCAAGGGCACCATCCTGAAACACGTAGTCCCAGTTGATGAGCAGGCTGTCGTCGAGGCTGTTTGACCCGCGCCTGGGCTGCAAGATGACGCTCACGGTCAGTGCGTAGGAGGCATCCGGCGTCGGGTGCACTGCAAACTGACCGTGCGGGACGTACTGGTAGCGGTTGGGGGTATCGCGCAGGTCATTGGCATCCCAGTCGCTCGAAACACTGGGGTTCAGCGGGTGAGTATCGTTGGCCGCGGCGGCAATGCTGATGGCCTCGATGCCGATGATCTCGTTGTACGTGTCGCTTCCGAGGCTGTAGAGCGGATAGCTGCGGTTCCGGCCGATGCTGTAGGTCTGACCAGCAAGGGTCGGCCCTCCGTAGACCACCGAGAGCGTCAGATGGGTGTCATCGGTCACGCTCAAGACGGTGTAGGTCACCGCATTGGGGCCAGTGAAGGTGTCACCAGCCGCCACATTGGACAACCAGGCTGTCCCGATGCCGAGAATGGCCGCGCTGGCATTTGTCACCGTGGCAGTACCCGTGGTGTACGGGGAAATGATCGGTGCTGTCGTCGCGCCTGGGATGGTTGCCTTGAACCAGCGGCTCTTATTGCAGAACTTGCGTGCCGCATCGATATAGGCCTGCACCAGCGTCGTAGTCGGGCAGCTCGGGCAGAACTGGGCGACCGGTGCGATGAGGTCGATGACGGCAACTTGGGTCATGTCAGGTTCCTGCTGGCGTGGTGGACTTCGGCGACACAGCGATTTGCGCCTGGGTGCGCAGTCCAACCATTTTCTGCCACTCAGTGCGGTAGTAGCTGGCTTTGGTCAGGTCCTGGCGCACGGTGTTCTCGGCGTAGCACTCCCCGAGGATGAAGCACTTGATCGCGTGCTCGTAGATATCAGGGAGGTTGATGACCTGGGCCGTGGCCGTGATCTGCGGCGGCGTGAAACCGTACAGCATGTTCAAGTTGCCGGTTCCATCGTTGGGTGGGAACACCTCGAAGCGCAGCGGGTCGCGTGAGTCCTGGGTCCATTCCTGCACCTGGGCTTCTTGGGTTGCGTTCGGCCAGTACCGATTGGCCGAGTCGAGCAGGCCTCGAGGAACCTGCGTGACGCGACGGTTGCTCGCGGTGTTCTCGTAGGCGTCAAGAACGGCTGTTGAGCCAATCGGGAGGATCTGGTGCGTGCCGGCCGCCATTGCTACGGCTGCGCGCACCGTGTAGGCCTCGGGCTTCACGCCGCAGATTGCCCGCTCGGCTTCGCTCATGAGCAGCAGCAGCGTGGCATCGGTCCACGTTACCCCAGGCGATGGGTCGAGCAGGATGCGGCGATCGCTCGCAATGATCGCGCTGGCCAGGATGGTGCCCATGTCAGAGCACTCGGGTTTCTTCGTTCGGGTTGGTCGTGTCCTGCGAGCCGGCCTGCGCCGCCAGGAAGGCCGCGCGCATGTTCTCGGGGTTCAGGCGCGGGTGCAGCTTGTAGCCGCGGGCCTGGGCCTCGGCGCGCACGTCATCGTCGGGCATGGCCGCCAGCTCTTCGACGGTGAGCGCCTGGCGATTGACGGTGAGCTTCACCACGTCCAGGCCGGCCGCTGCCTGCTCGGCTTCCTTCACGACCTCGGCGCCCGGCCGCGCAGTGGCGCCGTGCACGATGTAGACATCGGGGTGGTTCCGGTGCATCAGCACCGCGATCGGAGCCGGCACGCGCTTGAGGTCACCCTTTCCGGACCAGACCACACCGGTTCCATAGATTAGGTCGGCATGTCGATCGATGTCGAGCACCAGCTCAACGACAGAGGTTTTTTCGGTTTCATCGTCCATGTGTCTTCTCCTGGTGAAAATGGGGAAGGCCCCGGGCCTTGTGGGTCCGGGGCCTAGGTCGATCAGCTCGGCGAGCCGTTCATGTTCACGCCGGCGATCGCGGTGACGAAGCCACCGGCCTGCAACGTGCCACCGGTGTTCAGCAGCAGTTGCAAGATCCACTCGACATCGAACTTGATCGGCACGAACCGGCACGTGAGCACGCCACCGGCGCGCAGCGTGATCTGGCCGGCCGCCGCGAAGTAGCTGTCGTTCGGGGTCAGCGTGTCCACCGACTTGAACTTCAGGTATCCCACGCGGAACAGGCTGGCGGTGGTCGATTCGACCTGGTCGCAGTTGAGCTGCAGGGTGCAGACCTCCGCGCCGGCCGGAACGCGCCAGCTCATCGTGTCGGCCGCGGCCAGACTTGTCACGGACACTCGGTCCCAGATGAACACGGCGCGGCCATCGACGTTCATGATCTTCGGGCGGGCGTAGTTCGCCGCTTGCATGTCAGCCATTTTGGGCTCCTTGGAAAGTTGAAGGGTTCACGAGGGGGCCGAAGCCCCCATCAGGATCAGCTCGGACGCTTGCGCACCACGCTGTCGACGACCATGACACCGTAGTCGGTCATCTCGAGCTGGCCCGATGCGTTCGGCAAGGCCCAGCGCAGTTTGGCTTCGGTGCCCATGAGCTCACCCGCAAACTGAAGGTCACGACCGAAGTTGTCGGTGTTCTTCTCCAGCAGCGTGTAGGTCTCCTGGGACTGCTTGTTGCCACCCGAGACACAGGCCAGGGCCTGGGCGCCGAGGAACAGCGAGCGAGCAACCTGATGCGTCGCCGGCAGACCCGCATTCACGACCTGCACCGACTCCGTCGCAGTCAGCCGGTTGGCGACCGTGACGATCTGGGTGTTGTCGTTCGCGTCGAAGCGGATCGGGAAATTCATCTTGCGGAGCAGGATGTTGTTCCAGAGCATGACTTCGCCGCTGAACAGCGGGTGAGCCTTCATGTTGCCGTACTCGGCGCGGCGCATCGCGTCGGTCTCGAACTTCCGGATGTTGTTGTTCGAGGTGTTGTCCTGGATGAAGTTGTCCCAGACCAGTTGGTCCATGAAGAACACACCCTTGATCGGCGAGTCGCCCGCGGCCGGGTCGTCGGGGATGCGGATCGGGCGCATGCGAACGGGCATTTCCGACCAGATGGCGGCCAGTTCGTCCACCACGGTGAGGCGCATCACGTCCGTGGAGAGGATCGAGCCAAGCTGCAGGCCACCCTGGATCAGCGTACCGGCCGACACCACGAAGTGGCGGTTGTAGGTCGGAGCCAGGATCGGGTTGACCATCAGCGCGGCCAGGCCGGCATCGGCGCCGGCGGCGGTGTTCGCCGGCAAGATCCAGTCGACGCCATCGGACTTGCCGCGCGCGCCGGCCATCTGGACCAGCGAACGCTGCCAGCGGAACCGCGGCATTGCCTCGGTGAGCTGGTAGATGGCGTTCTTGCGCAGGCTGTGCACCGTGCGCTGTTGGCTCATCTTGCCGCCCGCCGAGATGGGCAGGGTGGCCATGTTGAGCAACAGCTCCTGGATGCTGTAGTCGAGCGCCGGGCCCATGCCTTCCGCGTTCTGGTCGCCCATGATGGCGACGAACTTGGCGATCTGGCCGCAATCGACCTGGACGCGGTCACCCGCGGTCTTGGTCAGCTCGTCCACGCGCAGGATCGGCATGAACTGGGAGGTCTGCTGCTTCTGCTTGCGCAGCACCTCATCTTCGGTGGGCATCGGGCCCGAAAGGCTGTTCAGCGGAGTCGCTTCGCGGCCGACCATGAACGACAGTGTTTCCGACCACGATTTCTTCGCGATCTGACTGGTCGTGTTGACGACAGTGGTAGACATTTTTCAGGTTCCTCAGTGGGGTTTGGGTGTTCCCCGCCTCGAATCAGTCCTCGGGCAACTCGGCGAGCAACTGCTCGTTGGTCTTCGTCGCCCAATCGGCTCGTTTCGAGGTCAGGGTGGTAGGGGTTGACTTGCCGCGCACGTCGCTGACGCTGACCGGTGCAGTCTTGGCGACCTGCTCGATCTTGGCCTTCGCTTCCGCGGCGGTCGGTTTCTTCGAAGTTGAGGCTTCACCGAGTTCGTCCTTGCGCATCCGGACCACCTCGGCCAGTCGATCGGCCAGGGGCTTGTCCTTCCACTTGGGAGAGCCGCGCAGCAGGTTGTCGATCTGCTTCGCGCGCTCCCAGTCGCCTTGTGCGTCCTTGGTCGTGCGCCACACACCCAGCTCTGCGAGCGCGGGGGTGTCGTCGATCAGGTCTTGCACGGCATCGGGGATGGGTTCGGGGGTGAAACTCGATTCGTCGATGGTCTCGGCCGGTGCGGCGCGCTTCTTTAGCGCTTCGTTCTCGGCGAGCACGTCCTTGATGAAGGTGGCGGCATTGGGAACATAGTTCTCGATGTCGGCCAACTCTTCGGGCTTCAGTCCCTTCGGTTGCTCCGTTGGCACCAGCGCTTTCAGGCGGGCCACTTCGGCTTCCAGGGCTTCAGCACGTCGAAGCGCGGCGCGTTCTCCTGCGCGCGCTGCCTTGACGATCTTGCGGTCGTGGCTCGGGGCTTCTGCCGCAACGGGCTGGGCCTGTTCGCCTTCGATTCCTGCCTGTTCTTCGGTGCTGGCGGGTTCCTGCTCGGTCTTCGGCTCTGCGGCGACTGCGGGTGCAGCTGCTGCCTGCTCGATGACCACGGGCTGGTCCTCCGGCTCCAATTCGGGCGGGTGATTCCTGGCAACGATCTCGTCAAAGCTCAAGGTCTTGTCCATCTCTCAACTCCTGCCGATACGGTCGGCTTCCGGGCGTTTTCCACCCTAGACCTGTGAGGTTCACGGCTTCGAGGTGGTCAAGGCCTCAGGCCGGCATCCGCTGGATACACCCCGGTGCGCGCGGCACTGCATCGGGGGCTGGTTTCTGAAAAGTGTAGGGCGCTACTGGCCTCTTGCGGTTTGTGGGGCGGGGTCAGCGGACGAATGAAGCCAGGGCGGTACAGGCCGCAGCCATTGCGCTTTCGCCAGCGTCGTTCGGGTGAATGCCATCCGATGTAAGGCCCGCCCCGATTAGCGTCTGACCGTTTCCATCGCTGGCACCCGAGAACGCTGCGGACACAGGCAACACATTCGCACCACAGGTCGCGCCAAGCGATGGAAGTGCGGTATTCCAGTCGCGACGAAGCGAATCTGTGCCAAGGTAGTTCTTGACGCCTGCTGGGGTGGCCGACGCAGGATTCGATGGCGCCCAATCGAGCAACATCACCCGCGGCTTGTTCGCGCGGGTCGCCTGCATGAAGTTGATCAGCGGAGTGCGGCCCGAGCGCACCGCTGTCGCGTCGATAGTAGTGCTGACGTTGTTCGGAGACCCGCTGGCATAGACGGCAATGTCGATGTATGAGCCGAGTGCGGTCATTACATCCACAGCCACCTGTCCGTATTCCGAACTGGCGGTTCCGGAGATAGCAAAATCCGAAACGCTGACCTTTGTTGATGAAGCATTGCGCGCAGCCACGCCGACGAATCCTTCGCCGATGTAGGTCCCACGGCCTTGGGTCAGCGAGTCGCCAAACTTGGCGATGTTCACCACCGCCCCACGGCACCAGAAGATCACGCCTGCGATTGGGTTGTCTGCAATGTTCGTGGTGCTGGTGAAGCCTGTTGCGGGAGACAGGAACTGACCGATCTGGCGGCGAGACACACGGCGACCTGTGCCCAGCGGCTTGGTTGCCCAATTCGTCAGCGTCGTGTCGGCGGCATTCGCGCCCCACGATGAGAACACCGTAGAGGCCACACGGGTGAACGTTCGGATGCAATAGATCGCGCCTGGCAAGCCATCGGTGCGCGGGATCGATTGAACGTTCAGAAGGTCCGAAATCAAGTAGCTGTAGCGACTTGCGCCAGGCGCGAAGGCGGGCGCTGCGACAACGTTGCTGCCTGAGAACAGGGACCAGCCCGGCTGCGAGTAGGTGCCGCCGTTGAAATTGATGTCGGAGAAATCAGGGCAGACGGCAAAGCCGCATTGCATGTTCTGTGTGCCTGAAAGCTGGCCGTTCGCCAGTACGATCTGCACGCCGTCGAACTCGAACGGCACTTCGTCGATCAGATGGTAAGTGAAGCCGCTCGGGTCATTGGTGATCGTGCCGTAGCGGCCAAAGTACATCTTCAGTGCTTTGGTGCTGCCCTGCTGAGTCGCCGCTACTTGCGCAGCAGATAGGCCCGTGTCCCCTTTGAGCTTTGATCCGTCCCACGTGAACGTGTCATAAGGCGGCACGTTGCGCACGTAGCTGGTGAACGGCGAGCCGCCCGACCAGGCGACCAGAAACTGCGTGATCTGTTCGCTTGAAAGAGTCTGGATAGCTTGATTGCTCATGGGCTACTTTCAGGCTTGCGCGACGGCGTTGGGCGCCATGCCGGGCTCACTGGCCTGCTGCGCGACGGGCGGCGAGCCGGCAGCTTCGGCCATCGACTCGTCGATCAGTCGCTTGCGTTCGGCCTCGGGGTCTTTGTACGGGTCGGGCTGGTCGCTGGCGAGGGCCATGGCGTGGCCAATCTCGACGGCCTTGGCGTTGTTCAGCTCGGTCGCGCTCTTGGTGTTCTCGATCTTGGCGGCTAGCCCTTCCATGGTCAGTGTCTGCATGGCCTGGGCGGCTTGCGCCTGCTGCTGCTTCTCGGCTTCGGCCTGCTGCTGCATCTGGGCCATGTTCTGCTTGTCGCTGGCCGTGGGGATGTTCAGGGCGCGGCGGATGTCGTCGGCGCGCTCCTGGCGGTCGGGCAGGTCGGTCATCTCGACGAAGCTCGGGGTCATGATCGCCGCGGCCTGCGGGCTGGCTTGGGCCAGGGCCTGGATGACGGTCGCGACCTGCTGCTGCTGCATCATGCGATAGCTCGGGGTGCTCGGGACTTCGCCCAGGCCGACCCGGAGCGCGGCATCTGCCACGCCGTTGATGATGTTGCCATCTTGGTCGAAGTCGTTCAGCACCACCACGCGGCGGCTGGAGCCGGAGCCGATCTTGCACTGGAGCTGCGCGGCCGAGTGATCCTCGATGAGCTGGTCGAGCAGGATCTCGTGCACAAGCCCACGGGAGTCGCGGTAGTTGTCGTTCAGGTCGCCCATCGCGACGGCGCCCTGTTCGATGAGCAGGCTGTTGGCGATGCCGCTGGTCACGCCGCTCGCAGCCTGGCCGAGCTGGGAGCCGTAGACCCCGGGCACGTCCTGGATCAGCTGCTTCGCGTCCTGCATCATGTCGATCTGCTCTTTCTGCATCTCGAGCGCGTTGCCGACCCGGAAGGCGTCCTGGTACTTGCGGTTGGGGTTGAGCACCACCGTTAGGTCAGGGCGCATGACTGCATCGGCGACCTGGGCGAGCGTGTTGGCCTTCTCGTCCAGCGCATCGTTGTCCACCGTGATCTGGCGCGCGCGGAGCAGCCAGTTGACGCGGATGCGGCGGGCGTTGTACTCGTCCTGCGGGCCGATCATGCCTTCGACTAGGCCGTAGGGCGTCTGGTCTTGGTCGTCACGGTAGGCGAAGAACGGCACGTAGGGGAAGACGCGCCGCGCGGTGCCCACGTCTTGCAGGCGGTGCGGCCCGGCGTAGAGCGCGCAGCGGACTTGGCTGCTGATGGTCCTGGTGATCTGGACCTTCCCGGACATCACGGCGTTGATGTGGGTCTGGTTCTGCTCGTTGAACAGCACGCGGCGGGTGGGCCCGAGGTGCAGCACGATCGCCTGGGCGGGAACGCGGTACCAGACCTCATACATCTTGATCCGGCGCCGGCCCACGTCGAACCACTCGGTGCGCTGGCGGTACTTCGCGAAGTTCTTGTAGTCGCTGAAGGCGTTGACCTGGGTCAGCTCGTAGTCGGTGTTGTCGAACTTGAAGTTCATCCACCCGTTAGCCGCGTTCTGGAGCACCTTGCGGTGCCTGGGCATGGCAGCTTCGAGCTCGTCGAGGTCGGCCCACTCCTTGTGCACCAGCCAGCGGGCATCGCGGAGCAGAGGATCAAGGGCGGCCCAGTCCCACCAGACTTTGCGGCGGTCGATGACGCGCACGCGGTGCGGGTAGTTCAGCGGGTCCGGGTCGCGATCGACCTTGCACCAGCCCAGGCCAATGCCGACTTGGCCGGCGTAGGCGCCGCTGACGCCCATGTCCACCTTGGCCTCGCGCCGCGCCTCTTTCATGGCTAGGCTGAGCACGTCGCACACGTCCGACTCGTCGTCGTCGTCGGCCTCGATCTTCACGTCCGTGCGGCTCTTGGCCTCTTGGCCGAGGATGCCGCGCACGATGCGGCCGATCAGGTTGGTCGGTCGAAGGTCCTGCATGCCCTCGGCGCGCAGGGACTGCTCCTGAAGGGGGGTGAACTGCTTCCCGTCGATGTAGCCCGCGGCGAGGTCAGCTTGGTCGCGCCAGTAGTTGGGCTGGTTGTCGCAGTCGGAGAGCATCCGCTCGAGCGCCGTCAGGTTCCAGCCGTTCGTGGACTCGTCGCGGTCCTGGTCGACGTTGACGATGTCGCTCTTGAGCGGCTTCATCGTGCGCGGCTGGTACTCGGTGTCGGGGGTCGCGATCATTTGTGTCCCATCTTCAAGCGGAAGGCCGCGTAGTCGGTTGCTGAAATACGGCTGTCAGACCCCGTGATGATCTGGCCCTCGCCGGCGCCGAGCATCATGTACTGGCCGGCATCGGCCGGATGGCTGTACTTGTCCTTGTCCGGGATGTCGCGGTGTCGGTCAGTGCCCACTACCTTGATCCGCTTGTAAGCGTATCCGCCCTGGCAGGCTTTGCGCAACGTCTTGGCGTCTGGGTGGATGAGCAATCCCGGTTCCCCGTCGATCAGTCGACGCATTGGGCCGCTGAAGGCCTCGATGCGCAGGACGATGTCGTTGTCGCCAGGAGCTGGGACGGCGTCGATGCCCTTCGAGGCCATGATCTGGAAGGCGGTGCGCTCTTCCACGTCGCCGCCCTGCCGCTGGCCACCGGCCGGGTCGCCGAAGATCCCCATGATCGGCCAGCCGTTGTAGTGCACGCCGAGGAAACGCTTCAGCTCGTCGGCCATGCGGTGGATGCCGGTGTCCTCGGTCACAATCTCGTGCCGGATGCGCCATTGGCCGGAGTGCGTGCGCTGGCCGATGATCGCCGCGGGCGTCAGGCCGAAGTCCAGGCCGATGTAGATGCCCAGCTCCTTGATGAGCTCGAACTCGCGGCACATGGCCACGTCCTTGTAGTCCGGGTAGACGGGCATGCCGGTCTTCACGAAGCCGTACTCGTTGCCCAGGTTGACCGCGACCCAGTCGGCTTCCTTGCCCTGCGCGCCGGAGATGTAGTAGTCCGACCCGCCCATCAGGTTGCGCAGGTTCTCGGCCCGCGGGTTCGGGCGCCAGGGTGCGTTGATGCCGTCGCGGATCAGACCACCAGGCTGTCGGAAGAACTCCCATCCGGGCGGCCGGGTTTCTTCGGCCATGGCGTAGTACCAGTGGTCGGTGTCGCAGGCGTTGGTGTCGCCGAAGATCCCGTGCCACGTTGGGCCGCCGTCGCCCGCGGCCGGGAAGCGGCCGGTGCGCAGGTCGATCATAGACACGATGCCGAAGGGCAACTCCTTGGTCTCGTTCAGCCACGCCGCGGTGATCTGCATGCCGCGCAGCTTGCGGACATCGTCCTCGCGATCGAGGGCGAGGAAGACCATCTCGGCAACCACGCGGGTCGACTTTGCGCCTGGTCGAGACGGCGGAAGGTTGAAGTCGAGGAAGTGGCACGGGCTTTCGCGCCCGCCGCCCACGTAGCGCCCGAGCGGCCGGAACATGGCCAGCCAGTCCTTGACCGTGGTGCCCAGCAGCTCACCGTAGGTGTTGCGCACGGCAACGATGCGGGTCTGGCGCTTGCCTTCGCGGTCAGGCCGCTGGTTGAGCATGATCCGGAAGGCCTTCCAGCAGCTCGCGTTGGTCTTGGAGCTGCCCAGCGGGCCCATGATGAACGATCGGCGCGCCTGGGATGTGATGTAGCGCTCGAGCGTTGGGCCCTGGGCCTTGTAGCTGAACTCCATGCGCCGTTCATTGGCTTCAGCTTCGGGTGGCGCCAGGACTGCGCTCATCAGTATTCGTCCGGTTCGGGCTGGCCGGCATTCGGTGAGTCCGGGTCGCCCTTGCCTGTGAAATCGCGCACGATGACGGTGTAGCGCTCGCCACCACCACCCTCGGCCGTCAGCCCGAAGGCCTCCCGCTCCATCGCGATCGCGCGGTACAGCGTGTCGGCCAGGTCTTTCGCCGCCTTGATCCTGGTCGGCAGGCTGTTGACCGTCGCGGCCATGTCGCGCAGCGCCTGGATGGCTGGCTCTTCCGGGTTGGCCAGCGCGTCGTAGACCATGGCGTACAGCTCGGGCTGGTCGACCATCGGCGCCAGCTCGCGCATCAGGCCCTTGATGATCGTGCGCAGCGCGGCGATGTCCTTGCGGTGATCAAGGCGCACCAGCGCGAGCTGCTGTGCTCCTGCGTCAACCAGCGCCTTGTCGCTCAAAACAGGTTGCGCTGTAACCTGTCCTGTAACCACGTCGATGGTCGCGGGTGTAACCTGCGCGCCCGTTCGGGTGACGATGTGATCAGCTGCGTCACGGATGGCTGGTCCGAGCTTGCGGACCCATCCATGCTTGTCGGCGTGCTTGAGGATGGCGGCGCGGGAGACTCCGAACTCGGCGCTGATGGCGCTCATGTTGCGGATGCCGGCACGGAAGTGGGGCTCGATCAGGTGCCAGGGGACTGGCAGGAGCTTTGCCTTTGGGGGCTTCGGTGTGTCTGTTCCCATGGGGCCGGAGTGTATCCAGGCCCCGGGTGTCCGGGGAAATGGGCCCGGCCGGGTTTGAAGCGGCCGGGCTGAAGGGTGGTTTCCCACCAAGGGAGACAGAACGACAACCGCAGCGGGGAATCCGCTTACCCGCTCGGTGGGCCAATTGTGCCCGAATTCCTCATTCGTGCCCATTCGTGCCCTCGTGTGGGGCTGGGCAGGAGTGGGCACGAATGGTGATTCGGGGCCGGCGCGCGCTGTACTTGCGCGGCCGGCCCTTCACTCGCACCGCCATCAGTGGGGAGGCGGCACCCCGGGTTGGGGTGGGGCACCGGGTTGCGCCCGATGCCCCTGGACTCCTGGCGGCAGCTCCACCTTTACCCCCGTGCGCCGGGCCATCTGCTGCTTCGGTCCTGTTTGGACGCCTGAATCCGTGAGGCGGATGGTAACCTGGAACGGACCTGGAACGCAACTGGAACGTTCTAGGTCCGTTCTAGGTGCCGTTCTAGGTGTTCGAGGTTGCCGGTTACTTGCTTCCGGCGCCTACACGATCCGCTACACGCGGTGCTTTGGCAGGGGGCGCGAGGCCCGCCCGGTTCCTCTCATTGCTGAGTGCGGGCCGCTCGGTGGGTTGTTCGATCAGCGCGAGGTC